TTGAGCACCTATTGAACCCTGAGCTCCTGCAGTACCTTGAGCACCAGCAGCACCTTGAACACCTTGACGACCTTGAACACCTTGAGCTCCTGCAGTACCTTGAGCACCTGCAGTACCCTGAACTCCTTGTGCTCCTACAGTACCTTGAGGTCCTGCTGAACCCTGAACTCCTTGAGCTCCTGCAGTACCTTGAGCACCTGCAGTACCCTGAACTCCTTGTGCTCCTACAGTACCTTGAGGTCCTGCTGAACCCTGAACTCCTTGTGCTCCTACAGTACCTTGAGCGCCTACAGTACCCTGAACTCCTTGTGCTCCTACAGTACCTTGAGGTCCTGCTGAACCTTGAACTCCTTGTGCTCCTGCTGAACCTTGAGGTCCTGAAGAACCTTGAACTCCTTGTGCTCCTACAGTACCTTGAGCGCCTACAGTACCCTGAACTCCTTGTGCTCCTGCTGAACCTTGAGGTCCTAAAGCACCCTGGACGCCTTGAACACCTTGGACACCTTGAGCACCTTGGACACCTTGAGGTCCTTGTGGTCCTACTGAAGAAAATACTTCCCAAGTAGTTCCGTCATAAATTAAATCTAAAATTGTTCCACCAACATCAACTATTAAATCTGTACTACTTCCTTCAATAGTACTTAAATTTCTTGCAACTGTTAAATTATTAGTGAACCAACTAGCACCATCTGCAATTTTAATTACAGTTCCTATTGATGGAGATGCTGGTAGTGTAATAGTGAAAGAACCACCAGATGTATCTGCAATAATTTGATCACCATTTGCTGCATTGTATGCAGAAGTTTTTTTGACCCAAGATGCTGCCGATCCTGATGCACCCTGAACTCCTTGTGCTCCTGCTGAACCTTGAGGTCCTGAAGAACCTTGAACTCCTTGTGCTCCTACAGTACCTTGAGGTCCTGCTGAACCCTGAACTCCTTGTGCTCCTGCTGAACCTTGAGGTCCTGAAGAACCTTGAACTCCTTGTGGTCCTTGAAAACCTTGAACTCCTTGAGCACCTTGAACACCTTGAGCTCCTGCAGTACCTTGAGGTCCTGCTGAACCTTGAACTCCTTGTGCTCCTGCAGTACCTTGAACTCCTTGTGCTCCTGCAGTACCTTGAGGTCCTGAAGAACCTTGAACTCCTTGAACTCCTTGTGCTCCTGCAGTACCTTGAGGTCCTGAAGAACCTTGAACTCCTTGTGCTCCTGCAGTACCTTGAGGTCCTGAAGGACCTTGTGCTCCCACAACACCTTGAGCACCCTGAACTCCTTGAGGTCCTTGTAGTGAAACTTGTTGAACATTTGCCCAAGAAACACCAGCACCAGTAGATATAAGAACTGATGAAGCAGTTCCTACATTTCCATAAAAATCTTGAACATTACCTCTAATTCTTAATCCACCAACAATGTCAAGTTTTTGTGTTGGTAAACTTGTCCCAATACCAACATTTCCTACATTAAAATTAATGTCATAAGCATTAGTTCCTAATCCAACGTCCCAAGGATTAACAACATATACTGTAGTACCAACCCCTACATTTTTTGATGCAAAAACTTTTCCATCATATGTATTGATAGCTATTTCGCCAAGAGGAATCTGCGTCTCATTGGGAATTTTGCCAGGTACAGAAGACCTTTTAAATCTAACTTTTGGGTCAGCCATTCAATGTTATTGTTGGTAGAAACCGTAAGAACTCTTATATAAGAGTTCCTATTATTTATTGAAAATCTTCCTCTGATTTTTTTCTTGTTCTATTATTTTTAATTTTTTCGAGTTCGGATGAAAGTTGTTCTACCTGATTTCTTAAAGTTCCTACTTGAGTCTCTAAAACAATATTTTTTGTGAATAATTCAAAAGATCTCTGCTGATAAGTTGCAATTATTGCTTTATAATCTTCTTCTCCCATAAAAAAATACTCCCATTTCTGAGAGTATTTATGAACTGCTATTTAAATTAGAAACCGCCAGCATCAATTACAATATTTTGCAATTGAAGTTCATTTCCAGAACATTGAATAACTGGTTGTGAACCACCAGAACAACCATTATTAATGTACAATTCAGCGATTTCGAGTCCAGCATATACTACATTTTCAAGAACACTTGAATTTTCAGTGATGCTAGATGCAATACCAATTCTTTGAGTAGAATCGTCCCAAAATACAGATGCCTTTCTTGCAGAAGAACCAGTATAATAATTTAAAAGCAATCCAATATCTTTATTAGTATCTGATGTTGGTACGTCTAAAACACCACCACCAGTATCAATAAGACCCAAATCAACTAAAGTATCTTTGACATTTAATGTTGTGGTATTAACCTGTGTTGTAGATCCATTTACATAAAGATCTCCAGCAACAGTTACATTTGCGCCAGATAAAGTAATCGCAGTAGTACCACCGCTAGATTCAATAGTTGTTGCTTCAATTGTTGGAGCACTTAAAGAAGTTCCAACAATAACATCATTTCTAAGAGCAACTGTAATCGTATTTCCTGATCCGTTTGTTACTATTTGATTTGCAGCACCTGCAATAGTAAGAGTTTCGGTATCAAAATCAATAGTAAGATTTCCACCAGTATCACCAGCAATTGTTAAATTGTCGTCAGTATTTACAACTGCAGCGGCAACATAACTTGCTACTGCAGATGATGTTGGAATAGAAGTTTCTGAAGTACCTACCCCTGTAGATAAAGTATTAGAAAATTGTGTGATACCAACTCCAGTACCAACAGTTAATGTATTTCCAATACTTACTGCATTAGGAAGTCCAATGGTAACAGTACCATTTGTTCTAGAAACTTCTACCTCATTTACAGTTCCATCAATTGTAAGAACAGCACCATTAACACTATCAGCAAGAACTACATTACCTGAAGTAACAGTAAAATCTCCACTATTAAAGGATGCAATACCTGCGTTTGTATCACTTGCAAGTTCTGCAGAAATTGTAACTTTATTGTTTGTAACTAAGGTATCAATACCTTCACCGCCTTCAAATGTTAAAGTTTCGCCAGTTGTAAAAGTATCAGTACCACTATCGCCTGAGATTGAAAAACTTCCAGAAGGAACTGGTGCCCACTCCAAATCATAATATCCACCAGCAACAGATTTAACCTTTAAAAAATCTCCTGTACTTCCATTATTTGTATTTGGAAGACGATATGTTGCAATTCCTGCAAGAGTGTCTGATGATGCAATTGAAACATAATTAGAACCGTCTTTATCAACTAAATTGAGTTTTAATGAATTAGTTCCGTTTTCTCTGGTCCAGTAACGATGAGAACCGAAGAATTTATTGTTTGCTACTGAGGTATCAATACCAATAAAAAAGTCAAAGTTATTTAATGAAATTGCTGGTTCACCTGGACGGAGTGCTGGTACTGTTCCTGCTACTCCTGCATTACCTCTTTTAAACTGAAGTACTGGTGCAGGCATTTTTTTAGTACTAATCTTTAGTAATATTTAGATTAACTAAAATACTACCAGTTACCCGCATCAAGATCAATTCTATTATCTAAATCAATATCAAGTTGGTTTTCAAAATCATTTGGTAATCCTGGTTGAATTGGTTCAGAAACTGATGCAGAAAGAACTGCATCCGGATTAACATCTCTCCACTTACCTGATGGCGCATCATACATTAAAACATACTTATCATTTTGTCCACTGATTTCCACATCAAATAAATCGTCTAAGTTTTGTGGCATAATTTCTAGGTTATATCCGAATGTGACTTTTGGATTGAATGTTTGAGAACGCTTAACTGAATAGTTATTTTCCGATGAGAAGGTAATCTTTGGTTTTACTGAAGGAGAAAATCTGACAGCGTAATTATCCTCTGATGAAAAAACAACCTTATATTTCATACAGATGCACTCTCTACTACTATTGCAGTTCCTCTAATAACTTTTGTTTTCTTTCCTTCAATTGTTAAAACTACATCAAAATAATTTCTACCTTCTATTAATCTTGATGTTTGTTCGTCAGTTAAAGAAAGTTTGATAGTTCCAGTACCTGCAGTGATTGTTTTTGAGAATTCTTCATAAGCAGTTGCAGTAGGATACTTACGAATACTTGCATATGATGTAGTTAGTCCACTAAGAATAGATGATGATTGATCTGGATCAAAAAGACTAAAAATTGCTTCAAAGTAAGTTCCTTTTTCAATTACAACATTTGTAATTTCAGCAACTGCCATTTTTCTTGAGGATTTTTAAGTATTTATATTACGGTTCCGTTGGCCAAGTAACGCTCCAAGGAAACCCTGGTTGGTTGGTAATGTCTCTTAGAGACTGTCTATAACTTGACCAGTTAGTGCTAATTGTATTTGATACATCGGGCAATTGAGTCCAATCAGATTCTTTTAGAAGTTCATTTCTAAGATTTCTTATTTGAGTGGATTTTGCTTGAATTCTTTCTTGCTTTTGCTCTTCTGTTGCTGGAGAAGAAGTCCAAAATTCAACCCATTTTCCATTCTCAAACTTTGCATTTCTTACCAAATTAATATCATAAGTTTCTTCTGGTTGTTCAGATGGAGTTACTGGAAAAACATTAAAGAAAGCAGCATCTTCATTCGTGATGATATCTGGAAAACTTGTATTTGGATTATCAAATCTCAAATCAGTTAATGTATATGGATATTTCTCTATATTTCCATTTGAGTCAAGCTTTACGTAAAACATCATTGATCCTCCATTTCTTGAATTTGATCTTGAATTACATCATGAATGATAATTGCTTTTAACTGTTCGGTTCTATTATCTTCTAATAATTCTATGAGACGATTCTTAAAGTCAATCATTTTTTGATTGTCTAAATATTTTTCATCTATTTTTTTAATGCCGCGTTCAAAATTATCAATATTAATTTGATAATTTTGAATTTCTTCAACTCTTGCTTTTAAATTTTGCTTTAAAATTTCTAATTTGTCCATAATTTTTAATTAATTTCTACTTGTTGAATAACGATCTGAAAAACTAACCGATATCACGTCTGAAGGAGGAAGTGTTCCGGGATCTGAATATTTAGATCCAAAACCAGTACTGAGGCTAAATTGATAAGCAGTAATGAATGGAGTATTTGAGTGACCAACTACAACGGAATATCCGCTAGAAAATGATCTAGCAGTAACGCAATTAGCATTTCCCGCTGGAAGTGTTCCCGGATTTGCCCACTTAGATCCAAATGAACTAAATCCAAAAGAATAAGCGGTAATATAGGGTGATGTCGTGTGTGCAATAAATACAGTTGACGGATTGATACCAGTATTAATAGATACACCAGAACCAGTTCCTGTCGGCAAAGTTCCGGGATCTGACCATTTAGATCCAAATCCATTACTAAAATTATATGCGTTTATGTATGGTGAAGCCAAATTTGCTGTAAATATTTGACCGTTATAAGTAGAAGTCAATCCAAATGTTGTGCTATTTAGTGCAGAAGCAGGATCTGATTTTTTACTACCAAATCCCGTGGATGATGACCAATCCCATGCACTTATATATGGACTTCCCGCGTGACCAAAAATGAGATATTCACTACCGCCACCAAAGTTATCAGTATGATGAATAACACTATATCCAAAACTTGGAGGAGGATATCCTGAGGCTGGATTTGAATATTTTGCTCCAAATCCAGTACTATGATTCCATGCCCATACCGCAATATCCGGAGAATCAGTAACTAGAGCGATGGCATAATCAGGAGAACCTACATTTCCTATAAATCTAACATCCCGACCTCCACCAAATACTGTTCCTCCTCCAGGATCACTATATTTTGCACCGAATCCAGATGCAGTCCATCTATAAGCATCAATTATAGGAGTTCCTGTTCCACATAATGCAAGAGCTTTTTGTGAATAAGAACTAGTCCAACAGGAACCATATCTTGTTCCTGCAGGAAGAGTTGATGGATTAGAATATTTAGTTCCAAATCCATTATTATAAGAAAATGGAAAAACTGCTACATAAGGACTTGAACCAAAAGTTGCTGCAAGTTGTGTTTGTCCATTGCTTACAGAACTAGATGATAATAATCTTTGTGTTGTTGGATCCATAATCAGTTCGTATAATTGATTAGACTGGAAGCTCTCCACCTAGTTCCACCATCATCGGTAACAAACATAAACAAATGAGTTTTTCCTGTAGTTAGAGCTGGCGCAACACCATCTGGCCACTGCACACCGCTAAACCAAGTAATAGCACCACTAGTATGAGTTAATTCTAAAGTAAAACTATAAGCTCTTGATGTCGGAACATTTGATACCGTAAATGTACTTGCACCATTTATAGTTTTTGTAAAATAATTTCCACTACTACAATCAATATCTAAAGCACCAACTGCAACTACTGATTGCCTATATGAACCTGTAAGAGTTAACCCAACACCAATAAAATTTTGGCTGTTGTCAATTACAGTAGTTCCTGAAATTTGAATTGCCATCTTCGTGTCTCCACTCGGCGTTTAGTTATATTTAGTTATTTTTTAATTCTTCCATTTCTTTTTTGAGTTCTTTAATTGATTCAATCAATACCGCAATTATTCCATTATAATTTACCGTTTTTATTTCTCCATTACTGACAAGATCTGGTAATACACTTTCTAATTCTTGTGCGATTATACCGTAAGATTTTTTTCCGTCTTCTTTCCAATCAAAAGATACTCCGCGAAGATTAGAAACTATATCCAAAGAATTTTCTACTGTTTTTACATTTTCCTTTAGATTTAAATCTGAAGGAGTATTAAAATTAAGTGCAGTTACAATTCCACTAAAAGATCCATTTGTTGCAATAATATTGGTTGCAGTTACAATTCCACTAAAACTTCCGTGTCTTGCAGTAATATCAGTAACATCAATATTAGGACTTCCACTCAATCCAGTAGATGTTCCATCGAGTGAACCTACAAATGTTGTTGCTGTTATGACTCCAACAAAATTTGCATCTGTACCAGTTAAATATTCAATATTAAAACTTCCTGCTTGAAGTGTATTTGATACGTTTAAGTTAGTTACAGTTATAGTTCCTGCAGTAAAATCTCCACTAATATCTCTTGCAACTAAAGTATTTGGAGTATTTGCAGTTGTTGCCGCTACAGATACCGTGATAGCAGCAGATCCATTATAAGTCGTTCCACTGCTATAATTAATAAATGATCCTCTCGTCAAGTTTGCAAGAGTGCTACCAAGAGAAACTCCAGAAATTGTAGAGTTCTCTAGATTTGCATTTGTAATTCCTGCTGAACCAGACAGATTAGAATTTGTCAGTCCAGTAATAGTATTAACTCCTGCCGAAATTGTTTTATTTGTAAGAGTTTCTGTGGTTTCTCTTCCTACTAAGGTATCAGTTGCTGCAGGAAGTGTTAATATACCTAAAGCAGTTGCAGATGCTCTTAAATTGGTTGACCCAGAAGATGATCCATTAAAACTAATTCCAGAAGAATTAATAAAACCACCATTAATGGTTGGAGAAGTTAAAGTTTTACTTGATAATGTTTGAGAATCTGTTGTACCTACAATAGATCCTGAAGGTGGAGTTTTACCTCTTAAGAATGATGCATTTAAGTTGGTAACTTGAGTATCTGAAGATACTACTAAAGGAGCAGTTCCAGAAGTGACTGTAGAAATAAATTGTCCTGCAGATACATTTCCGCTAACTGTAAGTCTTTGAGAAATAGTGGAGGTTCCTATACCAACACTGCCATCTAATCTATAAACATCCTCTCCACCTGTACCAAAAACCCATTGTGCAATTGATGCTTCTACAAGTGGATTTCCATTTAGAGTAAAAGATGATGCCTCAATATTGCCATTATTAACTGTTAAATTTCCATCAAGATTGGTGTCACCAACTACATGAAGTTTAACTGTAGGATCTGGTGTTCCTATACCAATATAAGGATTTGTTTCAGTTGCAATGCCAATATTTCCGGTGACATTATCAATGTATATAAAAGAACCAAATTGTGATAATTCTCTATTTCTTATAATAGACATTGACTTCTCCTTATATTATTATTTAGATTTTTGATTAAAATCATTGAGTTGGTTTAACTGGCCAAACGACGTTTAAAGGAAATTCGGGTTGTTCTGTGATATTTCTAAGTGATTGCCTATAAGGTTCCCAAAGAGTTTTTGTTTCCTGTGGAACATCTGGAAGTTGAGTCCAATCTGTTTCTTTTAATAATTGATCTCTTTTACCTCTAATCAAAAGTGCTTCATAATCCAAATCAACTACATAAGGAGCAATTTCACCTGCTTCTCCATCTAATATTCTTTGGTGACATTCTCTTCCATACTCGGAAGAATCATTTGGGTGCGCTGTAAAAGGAATCCAACCAAGGTCATGATGCAAAACTTCGCAATCAATTGTGATACCATCACGATTATATTTGGGATTACGAATTTCTTGAACTACTGACATATTTTATAATATTATTTTTTATATTTATTATGCGATTCTTAACCAAACTGTGGCACTCGCATCCCCTGTTGCACTACTAATATCTCCCATGCATCTCCAAGTTCCTGGTGGTGTTGTATTGGTAGGTTCAGATCCAGCTGCATTCGAATATCGTAAATTAGATCCTGCGGTTGTTGCACCAAAAGAAGTTGCAGTGTTGTCACGAGAACACATAGCATAACATCCTACTTCAGCAGTTGTTGAACTTAAATTTGGAAAATAATTGCTTGTCCATACAACAGCTGAAGCAGCATCTGAACCATGCTTAGCTTTTACATAATAACCAGCTCCAAGTGACTCAATCGATATATCACCGTTGGACCCTCTTTGGAATTGAGTCTGAGCATTTGAAACATATTCATTATATGCTATTGTACCTCCTGATACATATACTCTGTGAGTATAACCACCAGTTGATGAGAAAAAACTATAAAACGTTCCAATATTACTCATTAATGCAGCATCTGATGTAGTAATAGATGATGCAGTATCACCTCTTGCCACAAAAGATCCACTCGATACAGATCCGCCAGCAGACGATCCTCCAGGATGGATCACGCTTTGTTGGTATCTAACTGCTGGAGCAGATGGTCCAGTTCCATCAACATAGGGACTTGTATCGCCAGTTGCTGTGACCATAACAGGGTAAAAGAATCCACCAGTGGTTCCAAGTTCTGCTGCATTAATAAGATTAGAAGGACCTGTTCTACCCTGCACTCCTTGAGCACCTTCAGAACCTTGAACACCTTGACGACCTTGAACTCCTTGAGGACCTGCTGTACCTTGGACACCTTGAGGACCTGTACCACCAGCAACCCCTTGAGGTCCTGGAGAGCCTTGACGACCTTGAACTCCTTGAGGTCCTTGAGTTCCTTGAACACCTTGAACACCTTGAACACCTTGAGGTCCTGCGGATCCTTGAGCACCTTGAGCTCCAGTTCCCACAGAACCTTGAACACCTTGAATACCTTGAGCACCTAGAGAACCCTGAACACCTTCTGGTCCTTGAGCACCTGGAGAACCCTGAACACCTTGTGGTCCTGAAGAACCAGTAACTCCTTGTGATCCTACATCGCCTTGAGCACCAGGAGAACCTTGTGCACCCTGTGCACCTTGAACACCTTGAGCACCAGAACCACCTCCAGAACCCTGAACACCTTGGACTCCTTGAGGTCCTGGAGAACCCTGAACACCTTGAACACCTTGAGCTCCTGCAGTACCTCCAGAACCCTGAACACCTTGAGCTCCCGCAGCACCTTGAACACCTTGAACACCTTGAGCACCAGAACCACCTCCGGCACCCTGAACTCCTTGAGCACCTCCAGAACCCTGAACTCCTTGTGCTCCTACAGTACCCTGAACACCTTGGCGTCCTTGAACACCTTGAGCACCAGCGGACCCTTGAGCACCTCCAGAACCCTGAACTCCTTGTGCTCCTACAGTACCCTGAACACCTTGAGGTCCTGCAGTACCTTGAACACCTTGGCGTCCTTGAGGACCTTGAACACCTTGAACACCTTGTGCTCCTATAGAACCTTGAACACCTTGTACTCCTATAGAACCTTGAACACCTTGAGCACCTGATGATCCTTGAGTTCCTGAAGCACCTTGGACACCTTGAGGGCCTTGTGGTCCTACAAATGGACCTACATTATTCCAAACAGTACCATCAAAAACCCAAAGGTCTCCACTACTTGTTTCAATTACACCATTTCCCGCTGAACGTGGATATACACCAGCATTAGTATCGTTTGTTTGATTTCCAAGTAAATATGTTTGTGGAGATGATATTGTTACTGTATCAACGGAACCAATAATAACGACAGATGTTCCATCATTACCTTTAGATCCTTGAGCACCTTGAGGTCCAGTTGCCCCTTGGACACCTTGAGCACCTACAGATCCTTGAACACCTTGACGACCTTGAACTCCTTGATCTCCTACAGAACCTTGAACACCTTGAGGCCCTGAAGAACCTTGAGCTCCTACAGAACCTTGAACACCTTGAGGTCCTGAAGAACCTTGAACACCTTGAGCTCCTGCAGTACCTCCAGAACCCTGAACACCTTGAGCACCAGCAGATCCTTGAGTTCCTTCAGATCCCTGAACACCTTGAACACCTTGAGCTCCTTGTGGACCTGAAGTACCTTGAACACCTTGAGCTCCTGCGGATCCTTGAGCACCTCCAGAACCTTGAGCTCCCGCAGCACCTTGAATACCTTGAGCACCTACAGAACCTTGAGCACCGCCAGAACCTTGAATACCTTGAGGTCCTTGAGAACCTTGAACACCTTGAGCACCGTTTTGAGTCCAATATCTTGTTCCATCAACTAAAGATGCTAATATTTTTCCATCTTCATCAGGAACTCCAAGATATCTCTCTGTTTGGTCTAGAGAAATAAATTGACCGTCTGCACCAACAACCTGTCCGCTAGTTAAATCTGCCATTTACTTACTTTGCTGATTCTAAAATACTAATAGTAAAGTTCATAACATTATTTGCAGAACCTGCCACTTCGATTTTATCTCCAACTTCCAAAACAAGACTTCCTCCAATTGGACTTAATGCATCTGTCGTAGGTATTCTTGCATTTTTAATTAGTTCAACTGATCCATAAATATCACCTCGATTATGGTAGACAGTTACCGTTGCAATTCCAGATGATATATTTGATATGACTGAAAATAAATGAATTGCAGAAACTCCATTGGGAACAGTATAGACTGTGGTGATTCCAGTTGTAACTGGTGCTCTATAAGTTTTATATGTATTAAGTGCTAATGCTCCTGCCATTTCTTATTTTGCCCCTAATGCGATAATAAATGGTGTTACTGTATTTAGCAAACTACGCTCAAAAGCTCTTCCGCGAATCGTTCCAGTTGCTTGATCAATGACTAAATCATCACCAATTGCAAAGTTTCCGTCTTGATCTGTACTTGTATAGACAACTTCCCCACCATCAAGTTTAACAACCTCATTTGCTTGAATAGTTACCCCACCTTTTGATGGTCTAGCAAATTCAATTGCATTTCCTGCTCCAATATATTCAAACGAATGTGAGGAAACTATCTGTAAACTTTGCCTAAACAGATATGCAGTTGTTCCAATTCCAACATCATTATTTAAAGTTTGTGCAAAAGTAACTGTAGAAACTCCTGCAGATGGAGTTGTTGCTGTACGAACTTGATAATAAAGTGGTCTAAAAATAGGAGATATTGATACTGTTCCTGATGGAGGAGAAGGACTTATTGTAGCAGTAACAGTATTTTTATCTGCCTCAGTATAATTTCTACCATTACCAATCATATTAATTGCGCTTATAGAACCACTACTAGATATTTCCGCAATCGCTTCTGCCTTAATTGCAGATGGTCCTGAAGGATCTCCTAAGAATATAATATTTGGTGGTTCAGTATATCCAGAACCACCACTATTAATTGTAACACCAACAATCTCATAGAACAATTCTCCAAAATAAATAACTTGCCCCGAATATGGTTTTTCATTTCCAATTCCACTAAGAACAACAGTTAAATCACCTTCTGAAGCATTTGCTGCAACACTTCCAGTGTAACGATATGATGATTTTGAAGTAGTACCAGCAATTCCTTCAGAAACTAATCCGTAAGTACCAAAAGAAGAGTTTGAGTTTGTAATGTCACATTGCCCACCATTCTTTGTTACAATTGCTTTGTTATCGCAAATTGTAAAGATAGAAACTAACTGTGCATATGCTCCATTGGAAACTTCAACTCCAATTCCTCCCTGATTATATTGAGTATAAGAGTCAACACTCATCATACCAGTAATTCCCATATCGTCCTTATCACCGGGATCTGCGTGGAAACCATCAACTTTCATTCCAATACTGTCTGGAATAAAGTTAGTGCAGTTGCGAATATAAGGACCTTTAATTACATTTCCAACTCCCTGAGATGGAATATGATTTGGATTTGTAGTTCCAATTCCAGCATTACCTGGATACATTATATTAAAGGATGTTCCAACAACACTTGGACCTTGATCAATAATTGTAGTTACAACTCCAACACAAGAGTAAATCGCAGATACTACATTCGCACAAGAATTATTATTAATATTTGAACCAGTTGCGGGATCTGGTTGGATACTTAGATCCCTAATCTGAGTAAACTCTGATTGATAATTTCCGTCCCAAAGAACGTTATTAATACAAGACTGTGCAATACCTGCAGCATAATGAATAGTATCAATTGTTTCTGTTTTGACTCCAACAATATGTTGAAGTGTAGGACCGTTATAATATGATAATCCTGCACCTACACACTTTGAATTTCCACCTCGTGTAATATCGTGGCATACTGCTCTAAAAATATCTTTAATGTCATCTTTACAAGAAGTATAATCTCCACTTGTAAGCGAAAATGGACCATTTGGATAATCAATACTGGTTAAGAATCCAACTGCCTCTGATGCAATAAAATCAAGATTGTAACGAATCATTCTTGCTGCATCAAAATAGCGATCTGAAGAAACACCAAGCAATGGTTTAAATGCGACAACAGATGCACCTGAAGTTGCTGCTTGACCCTGGAAAGATAAATCTGTTAAATGATTTCCATTAGTAACGTGAAATAAATCTGATCCGGTGTTTGATGGCCTTACAATACAGTTTCTGAGTTCCGCACCCTCTATTGAAACATCTTCTGGAAGAACAATTGGATTATTTTCCTGATAATCTCCAGGTGAAACCTTTACAGTATCTCCAGTGCTTGCAATTCCTACTGCTGCCTTAATAGTTCTCTTTGCTAAATTTAAGGACAAACCATCATTTAAATCACTTCCATTCATTGCAACATATATTGTTTTTCCTGGAGGGTTGTTAACTCCATTAATAAGAACATCTACTCCATAATCGTTTATACTTGTTACTGTTACTCCAGTTCCAGTAAAATTAAGTAATTTAATTGAACTTGCAGTACCAACAGTGTTTCCTTCATCCTGAACGGTAATTCCAATTGATACAATAACTGGTTCGGATACTGGCAATGTCTGCGAAACAATAATCTCTACACTTTCCTCACCGAAACAAGGATCATTTAATATAATTGTAGATCCATCAGTTGCGGTAAATTCATTCGTCGTAAGTCTTACGCCATTAATATAAACCTCTACAGCTCCAGGTTCGTATGGAAAATAAAAAGTATCCTGTCCAGGTGAAGCAATTGCTAAAATAGAATTCTTTGAAAGTTTGGACCAAGTAACTCCTGTACCTGTGGATACTAATACTTGACCATCTTTTCCTGTAGTATCTCCAATACTTACATAACCATTAAGAAAAATATTATTAAACGTAGATATTCCTGTTACTTCTAAGTTAGTCGCAGTTATAACGCCAGAATTGATATATGCATTTGACGCATATAAATTGCTGAATGTTGCTACACCTACTGTAAGATTTGTAGCACCAATACCACCATTAACGTGTAGAGTATATTGTGGATTAGTTGTTGCAATACCTACCTTATTTGAATTCGCATCAGCAAAAATAAGATTATTGTTAATCTCTATGCCGTTTTTGACGACAAAATTCTTTTGTACTGCCATAGGTGGAGAGCGCCAACCTTTCTAGTTATTTATAAATAATCAAAAGTCTTTTAAGTAATTTATATGGCGTCACAAGTTTTAAGCGGAACTAATACAAGTTTAACTTACACAAATTCTACGGGTCAAAATGTGAGAGTTATAATTAATTATTTGAGGTATTCAGGTTCTGCTACTATGACCGCAGGAAGTATGTCAGTAACTACAACATCCAGTGGAACCGTGGGTAGAAATTTAGCATATACATCATCATCACCTAACGGTTCAAATAATGCAGTAATATCTATTGCAGATGCATTACCTACGGAAGTCATGCTTGCACCTGGACAAGTGTTTTCTGTCTCAGGAACTACAACTTACAATATTATAATTATTCCTGAGGCGGGATAATCAAATAGGAATACTAAATCCGCGAGTAGTAAATGGATAAAGTGCTCCGTTAAAGGTTCCAATAACTACTCCACCAGTACCTGTTGCACTAATTGTTGCAACTCCATTTGTCTTGGTTATAGAAACATTAAGTCCAGCAACAACATCAAGAATACCTGTATTTGTTATGGTTGATATTGGACCGAATGGACTTGTAATATTAATTCCAGACCCGGCAAGAAGTTGAGAAATAGTCCCTCCACCACTACCAGTAGAAACAGTAGTCCAAGATAAACCACCAGATCCGTTAGAGGTTAATACTTGACCATTAGTTCCATAAGAGTTTGGAAGCGTGAATAGCAGATTTCCTGGTCCTGTTGGCGCTTTGATAGCAGAGTATGCGGTTCTGTTGGGATTATAAAGTCTTAATGCACCATTCAGTCCAATATTTCCAATAACATCAAGTTTTTCATTAATCGATGTTGCTGTTCCAAGTCCAAGAGATCCAGTAGTAGTATAAACTAAAGGTGAAGTATCTCCAACACTGTCATCAACGCGAATAATATTTCCAGAACCACTTGATGATTTAATATAAACAGCTTGCTGAGTGCCAGCATCAATTTCTAATTTAGAGGTTGGAATAGTACTTCCAATACCAACAGAACCATTATTAGTAATTACAAAAGAAGTTTGATCCGAAATTTCATCTTCAACTATAAGAGCATTTCCTGCACCGGTTTGCGAAATTCTTAATAAAGAATTTGAAGAAGAACCTTCAATTGCAAGACTATTATTTGTATCATTATAAAAGAAAATTGGAACTCCAGAGAATACACTGGAATTATTGTATTGAATAGATTTATTAGGTAATCCTGGACTTGATGTTGTACCAATACCAGTTGATGCAGTTCCAATAATACTTACTGTAGCAATACCAGTTATGCTACTGTAATCAGTGGTAACTGTTATTCCATAACCTACAAAATTAAATTGTGTGGCAAGACCTATAAAAGTATTAAATGGTCCACTAGAAACACCAATTGTCTGTGACTGCGGAGTTGCATTAAAGTTTACTGTAGTTATTCCAGAGGTTGCATCATTAATTGCAGTAATTGTTAATCCAGTTCCAGTAATGTTTATTAATGTGGAGAATCCTACGTAATTTCCTCCAGAAGAAATTCCAACACCATAGGAATAATCTCCAACATCTCCAATAAAACCAAATGATTTCCATTCGTTATTTGTTGTATAAATCCATCCGGCATTACTACCACTTACTGGTATTGAATTAAATTCAATATCACCATAGTTTCCGGAGATGGTTGGTTTTTCTGAACCAATACTTATTTTTCTAGAAATTTCTTCTTGTCCTTGTAAGAACAAAGATTCTACTTCTAATTCTGAGTTTGCAGTAACTTTACTGTTGAAGATAACTGGTCCATTAAATTCTGAGATAGAATTTTTATCTTGACCACCTTCAACCTTAATTGAAGATTCTACAAATACTTTTTGAGATTCTGAAATGTTGATAAGATTATTTGAATCATTATCTCCAGTAACTGTTGGAATTGGAATATCATAAGTTTCTTCTTGACCAGTTGTGGAATTGATCTTTTTGTTTCCTACGTAGAATGCTCCTTCACTATCCATTCCAGTGTAAACAACAATACCACCATCAGTTTTTGTTGCTTGTGCTAAGAATTTTTCTTCTCTTGAAATTAAGCGATCTTGTTTGTCTGGAAGTGAAGTTGAATAGTTACCTGGACCATAACCAAGATACTCAAAAGTATGACCAGAAGCACGAATAATAGAATTTCTGCGAAGTTCAACCGGAGTTACCTTAATTCTGCGAACAACTGATCCAACATCGTGAGTTTGCCTTCTAGTTCCTAAAACTGATCTAAAGACAGAAACTGAATTTGATGTAACTGCAGTTCTAACTCTGAAAATTTCACTATTGATAAGTAGATAATCACCCAATTGCAGACCAAGAGAAACTGCATTTGGAATGCTTAAATTATTTGTTAGATCGGAATAAGAAGTCAGATATTGTGATGAAATTGTTGTTGTAATTCCAGCATACTCATAACTCACACGACCAGAAATATTTTCTGATTCTGCAAGAAGATTGCCGCCAAAAGATGTTAGATATGATCTATATCCATATAACGTTCCGGTTGCACTTGTGGAAGTTGTTGCAGAAACTCCTACATTAATTTGTAAGGAGACTAGACTATTGATTCTATTAACAATAAAATCTCCATTGAATGCAGATTCATTCGCTCCAGAAATTCTGATCTTATTATCAACCAAGAATCCGTGACTTGTTGTAAATCCAACTGTTGCAATTCCTGAGGTTGGAGTATAACTGAATGAAGAGACTGTTAAAACTTTTCCTGTAGGAACATACCCAGAATTTATAGTTACAGTTGAATCTAATCCAAGAGGAGTTGTATTAGAAATAGATTCAGAAGAAACGACATCAATTTGATTTGATGTGGTAATACCAGTAATTCTATAAAGTGTATTATATCCTGAATTCAGTGCAGATGTGATTCCAGAGACTTTAATTGCATCACCAATATTGTCCGAAATAGATTCAACTCTTACTACACCTTGAACAAATCCAGTAGTTGTAGCAACACCAACAACTCTTAACGTATTTCCGATTCCATATGCAGAACCACCGTCAATGATTTTGACAGATGTAATGGTTCCAGAACCATCAATTGCAATTACTGCAGTTGCATTTGATCCAGTTGTTGAACCAGCAAATCCAACTAATTGTGCATTATATAGATTGGTAGGTCCAGTTCCAGACCCATAATTGCTACCACCAGTTACAATACTTACGCTTGTAATTCCAGACAGTCCGTGGTCTACTGAGGTGTAAATTGTATGTGTAGTTCCGCTTGAAGAATGAATGTCTGTAATACCAGAACCGACAACAAAAGATTCTAATGTTTCTTTTGTAATACTATTTTGCGGATCGTTTACAGTTACCTTACCAATCAGACTTGGCAATGCATATGATCTAGATGCATTTGGATCCGAATTTGAATTATCTTTATTAAGTTGTGGATAAAGATTTTCAATTGGTTGAGAAAAATACTCTTGAGTAAATGGAGTTACTGTTGGAGCATTCGAATGATTGACTAAAGTTAGATAATAGATACCATCCTGAACACCAGAAATGTATGATTGAATTTCTTGTGATTTATAAACTTGATATGTTTTATTATATTTCTTTCTTCCAAAATAAGGGAGGTTCCCATCTCTTGTAGATGTATCATTTGCAAATAATCCTGGATTTGAATTTAAAGAATATTTAAATTCTTTTAGACTTGGAATTGATGTTACAGTATATGTACCATTGTATCCTGTTGGATTTACATTTACAATCTCAACTTGATCTCCGGTTTTTAATCCATGAGGAAGTTCAGTTCTAATTGTTACCGCATTAGAACTCCAAGATGCACTTGCAATGAACTTTGGATTTCTTAATTGTCCTAAACCAGTAATTGCTCCAGAGTCGCTGTAAAGTTGGGAAATTTCGGTTGCACCTGTACCAACAATATTATTTGATTCTTGTAGAATGAATCCATCAAGAGGTGGTCTTGCTTTAACTGGAGAAGTTTTTGGAAGAACATAACGAATTCTGTATAGAGTATCAATCAAACTTCTATTATCTGGTTTTCGAGTTGCATAAGATCTGCTAGTTGCATTTCCTATACCACCAGTTCCTAAGGAATTGATTGCATTATAAATTCCATTTGATGAAGTAGAAACATTAATATACCAATTTCCAGAAAGATCCCACTGAACTGGATGTCCAATGTCTCCTGATTTTTTATCAGATACTCTACTTACAATGTTTAGTGTTCCACCTTTATTATTAATTTGTATTGCACTTCCAGTAACTCCACCATTAATTGCATCATTTAGTGACTTTGCAATGCGAATTTGATTTGTTCCAATTCCAGTTGCAGATTCTTTAGTAATTGCATAATAAATCTGATCCTGCTCTAATCCATCAGGTAAATGACCATTATCAGAGACAATACGAATTGATTCACCATTTATAAAAGAGTGAGGTTGTGTTAATGTAAGAGTATAATCTGAAGTGTTAATACTATTGATGCCTACAGCACTTCTTCCAACAGCAAATGATTTCCGAGATGATGATTGAGTGGAATCATAAGGACCATATGGCATTACAACTCTAGAAGAATAAGTTGTAACAGAACCACTCTGGTAAGATTGAATATTCAATATCTCATTACTTTTTGCGCCAATAGAATATCCATCAACAATTACATTTGGTGGATTATTTTGATCTATTTGATTGTAAAGATAGAGTCTATCTGTTGTTCCTGCACCAGCAGACTTGGATGTGGTTAATCCAACATCAATAGATTCAAATTCTAGGGTAATTTCTTCTGAGTCAATTTCTTTTGGTGGAATAATATGAGTGATATATCCATAATCATCTTGAGAAAATGCATCTTTTCTAAATCCAGAAGAAACTAATGCCTTTGCACCGAAGTTGGAGTTTGAATTATTGAGTGCAATATCGCCACCATTTTCAGTTACAAAATGTTGGGCATAACCAATAGCAAAAACAGAAACTAACTGTAAGAAAGCATCATTGGTTGCTTTAATATGAAAGTTTTCATATTCTGGTTTAAATCTTGCTCTGGAATTAGTATGAAGATCAATAATAGACGTTGAATCTCTATAATTTCCTGAACTAGTATCGTATTTTACAAACGCATTATCATCTTTTTGTAGACCAATACCTGTGTATTGTGCAACAACCATTGACTTAAATCCTGTTGCTTTGTCACCATCAGCAAGTAATCCACACATTCCGTAAACAGAACGTAAAGAGCAGTTGAAAATATATGGAGATGCTGAGGTTACTGTATCAACAACAAGGTTTAAAGACGAACCAGGAACAGGTGGTAGTGGATTTGTTGGTGGATTTTGTACCTGATACGTAATTCTAGTGCTACTTGGAACAGTTGCAATTACATACTGACCATCATAACCACTTGCACCAACACCGCTAATTTGAATTGGACTATCTACACTTAATCCTTCAACTGTTTCTATTAAATCGACTGTAATTGTAGATGTAGAAGTGGCTCCATTTCCTGCACGGATACTGCTGATTCCCACAGAAGCACCTTTAGGACCTACAATACGATATTCATCAATTACTGGTTGAATATCTACAGTTCCTGCACCATAATCTGGAGAAATTTCTCTTCCAGATGAAGCACCATATGCTGCAGCAACTTTTTCATAATACATATCCAGATCAGTTCTGGTTGTAGAATACGTTAAAAAGTCGTCCTCAATTGAAACAGAGTTTACTCCATCTGCATACTCAAAACCAGAAAGTTTGTGGTGAGAAAAATTAGGAACAAATAAATTTTCTGTATAATCCTTGTAACAATTTTCATTTGGATCTGCATCCAGAATAGTAAATTGCCAGAAATAGCACCCACCAGTAACTCTAAAAATACAAGATCTTTCTATATTATTATTTTGTGGATTTGGTACATATAATGGACGAATCTTAGTCTTACGAAGATCCATACCAACAATTGAAGTTCCTCTTGGAACTATTACTCCACCATAAATTGAGTTAAGTTTATATAAATCGTTATCCGGAGTTGCAAGATCAAAATTAGAGTCAAGATCCCATTGAACAAAATCAGTAAGACCAGTAGCACCACTTCTTGCAGAATATGTGCCTGAAGCAGTTGGAATATAACCGGGACGGTTATCTACAATATGATCCCCAGGATAAAGAAGAATTGTTGTTTTATTAAATCTGTCATTATTTAAACCGCGTTGATATGAAAATCTTGCCGATTCAATCAACGCTCTTTGAAGAGTTTTAAACGGTCTTGTTAAACTATTTCCAGAATTTTCAATACTATCCGTAGAATCAAGACTATTAGGATCTACATAAAGAATTGTCCCTCTAGTGGATTTCAGAAAATTATCTAGACGACTTAATCCCATTTTATTAGTGCTTATAGTTCCGTTATGGATTATTTATCATACAACAAAACCCTCTAAAGAGGGTTCTGAAGTCACACTTTTTGGGTCACTGTAACGATTTCAGTATCGTCTTTTTTATTATACCACTTTCCTCTTTCCAAGTCAAGCGTTTCTTGAGTTCTTTATCAAAGATCATCAAATATCTGTGTTTACGACTTCTTTCTCTCCACTCACCTTCAGCACCCTTCACACTTCCCCTTGAATGCTTTGTACCATCAGCATAGTAAAAGTCTTTTTTAGGTGCTGTTAGACCGTAGTAAGTAAAATTACAATCTCTGTATATAACTCCAGAGTGGTGATTAGCATCAACGTAACTAAGAATAGCACGAACGCAGGCATCTTTTCGGAACCTCTTTATACAACGACTGACGAACCAAGAGGTAATGTTATACTCTGTTTTCTGAATATCCGGATGAACACACAATCTTGATAGTTCATAAAGTCCTTCTTGCTCATGTCTTTGTAATCCAAATGCCCCAACTGCTATTTCTGGGACGGGGATCTTAGTAAACACACAACAAGCGAGACACCCACCCACACGGAGAACATCAGTAGAGGAAGAGGAAAATAACCCGTAATTATATCCACTTTTAAAGTCCTTTGATTCGTCTTTTAGATAGTGAAAATTGTAAAGAAGATTTTTGATTTCTTCTTTACTTACTCTATCTATAAAGTACTGAGTATTTTTACTCATTCTTGTGAGGATTTCATCATATATTCTACGGTTGTTGCAACATCATTCATTGCTGCACGAAGATCTGGTTGCTGTCCAGATTCTTGTTTAAGAATAGGTCTTGAGTCGTCGGTAAGGGTCCAACGCCATTGCTGCATTTCTTTGCAGTACCAGAGATTTATCTTCATAATAATTCTATTCTTTTATCATTCTAACTTAATTTAGTAACTCTGTCCAGCCGCATATCTTTCTCTTCTATAATGTCTTCCTTTACCAACATTTTTTCCTTTGTAAGTGTCAGTTTGTGAATGGCAGTTTGGACAAATAAATCTTAAATTTTCTGGTCTATTATTTTCAGAATTTCCATCTATGTGATCTATCTCCAAAACAATTGATTTTCCATTCCATTCAGTAATATGACAGCAAGAACATTTGTATCCGTAAGTTTCTGTTAAATATCTTCTAAAAAAATCTCTTGATTTTGTTGTAGAATCTCCATTTATCCAATCAGATAATCTTTGGTTAAAATGATATGTTTTTTGACATTTAAGTGAGCAATATTTTGATGCTCCTTTCTTAACTTCATTATCACAGACTAAACAATTTTTTTCTTTTTTTCTTTTAGTGTTAAAAAATTTAGCAGAACAAGAACTACTGCAAAATTTATTTTCGTTTTTTCTTTCGTATAATATTCCTTTATTACAGTTTAAACATAATTTAGGATTTTTATAGTATTCTTCTTTAATTTTTTTAAATTTTTCTTTTGTTGTTAAACCACCTCTTTGTCCAGCATCAATAATACGCTGGAAACCTTCCTCTGTCCAGTTAGGCATAGTTCTACTCTAGATGTCTGCATTTCTATTTATATTGAAAAGGAGGGACTTCCACCCTCCACCTGAAGTTTGCAGACATCCAGGTGATATTATTTAGTTAAGCCGAAGACAGGGATCAAACCTGCGACCTGAAATTTACAAAATTCCTGCTCTATCACTGAGCTACTTCGGCATTAATCCGCAGGCATCATTTCTGGATTTTCCAGTTCAACTTCAAATAACATTGGATGACACTCTTCATCAATCAAATAGAATGATGATTTGTATAAATCCTCTGGTTCAAAGCGTCTTTCGTTGTCTGCTAGTTCTATGAGTTCCAAATCATACATAAGACTATCTGGAACATCATCAAAAGTAAAAGGAATATTTTGGATAAAATACATCAGAACAAGTTGTGTTCCTCTGTTGTACCAAACATATCTGGCATCTATTCTGTATTTCATAGAATAGTTCCTAATACTTTTGTTTTATTTATTTCTACCTCTATAGGTAGAAGTTTGTGCGTGGCAGTTTGGACATAATAAACGGAGATTTTCTAAACGATTATCGTAATTAATTCCGTTTATATGGTCTAATTCAATTGGAGTAGGTTGTCCTCTCCATTCTGTTATACCACAACACTCACACCGATGAATTTTGATTCCTTCAGATATAAGTCTCAATTTAAGTTTGTGTGATTGAATAGGAACTCCATTTAAATATTCTTCTAATGATCTTTTTGGTCCAAATTTTTTATTTTTGTTCCATACTTTAGGATCAGTAAAATGATCTATAGAAATATTCAGTTCTTTTGCTCTTTTATGAAAACATTGATAATTTCCACCTGCTGCTTTTAGATTTAATTTAATCAGTGCTTCCCTAATAGAATTAGAGGTCTTTACTGCGTCAACAAATTCAGCATCAGAAGATTTATATCCGTTTCTTAGCATTTTAGAAGACATAACTACATTTATTTATACTTATGTCTTCTAATAGCGGAGATGGGATTCGAACCCATACTGTACGAATTTTAAGTTCGGTGCCTCCTTCCCTTGGGCTACTCCGCCATAAAAACTCAAAGAGTATTGAGTTGACTATCAGATTCTACCGCATAAGTCGGAGGATGTAAAGTGCAGTATTCATTAAACGTAATCTTCATTTCTTTGTTCGTAAGATTGCAGTTTGCTGCTGCTTTTGGAAGGTTCCAGCGAGCTGCAAACAGCATTTCCATTGATTCTCTTGTTTCTGGACGCATTTGAAAAAAGTAATAAGGGCAATTTTTACCGGGAAAATTTTTCCCCCCTAAATGGATTTTAAAGTGGATTTGCGTATGAGAGAGTTTCCTCATCTACCGTTGCACGAATAAATTGTAGCACATTCATAAACTCATCAACCGTATCACAGACCACTTCACGTTCTGATCCCTCACTTGAGTAAAGATACACTGTTCGTTTCAGAGGGTCAACCACGCATCGTGCAAGGTACTCATCTTTCATTCGGGAAGTTTCCTGATTACCTAAGTATCATAGCAGGGATTGGTGCTGGTGTCAAGGGCTTAAGGCGATCGTTCCAGTTCTGACAACTCCATCAGATCCTTTGACTCTTACTGTTAACGTAGTGTTATTTGTCAACTCAAAAGAAAATGAAGAATTTGAAGTTGGATTTGTAGTTGCAATTAATCCAACCGTAGCAATTCCTGTAATAATAGTGTTTCCAGATACGTGAAGTTTTGCAGATGGATTTGTAATGGCAACACCAATATTACCGTTCTCTGCAGTATATACAAAAGTTTCTAATTGTTGATCATAACCATAAACTTTGCCAGTCATTGCAGTACCAACTACTTCAGTACTACTTCCAGCATAGATGACCTTTGTGCTTGCACTCATATCAAATGAGTCTGTGTTTGAAGGTCCTCCACTGCAATTATTAATAAAAATATTACCTTCACGATTATAGACAATATATCCTGAGGAAGATGCGGTGGCAATAATTTTACCATCAGGCGAACAGGATATTCCTACAGAACCACCAGATAAGGAACCTACAAGAGTAAAAGTAGAACCTGAACGATCATAAACTGAAGATGTTGTACCATTTGAAATGATTAATGTATAAGAATCCTCACTTATGCATACTTGAGAACCACCTGTTGATAATGTTCCGATTCCAATGTAACCGCCATACTTCTTATCATTTTTTTCAAAGATATGAGTTTTGCCTGAAGAAGAATCTCCAACTGCAACAATATTTCCATCTAAACTAACGGAAACAGAACTACCAAATTTAACAGGAGATGTTCCAGTTAAGATTCCTACTTTATTGTACTTATTATCATTTCTTTCGTAGACAAATGCGGTTCCTCCTTGATATCCAGACTTAGGACATTTTGCACCTGGAGCACCAATTACTACTACTTTTGCATCTCCACTAATTGCAACAGAGTATCCGAACAAATCTCCTTCAAGTTCTCCTTGAAGTTTTGCAATCTTCTTTACATTTTTAGATCTGCAGATATTTGTAGTTCCTACACCACAAACAACTGTATTATCTTTCGTTAAATTTCCAGACTCCAAAACTTCACAGAAAGTTGAAGTTCCGATGCCACAACAAACGGGAAGAGTTCCGACACCACAAGTATCTACTTCTGTAGGTGGAGTATATTCGTATACCCATACAACACCTACTTTTGCAGTTGTTGCCACTCCAACTTTTGTTGGTTCTCCAATAACATTAGGCCCACCAACAACAAATGTTTTCCCATCAAGAGCCATTGCAACTGCGTGACCATAATCATCATTGCTTGTACTTGCAATTCCAACTCCGTGTGTTGCACCTGTCCCTGGATTTGAATATTCTCCAACAATACAATCTCTCTTTACAAATCCATTTGATACTCTTTCGAAAAGGTATGCACTACCATAATACGTTGATATTCCTACGGTAGTTGCCATTCCAACAAAATAACCGTCAATAAAAGAATTTTTATTACCAACAATAATTAAACTTCCATCGCCATTTGTTGCAAGTGTATTTCCGAAATTGCCATAGGTTCCAAATCCAATATGAGTAGGTTCATTTGGATTGTATACACTGGTAGTAAAGGATCCTACAAGATTATATCCAGCAATTCCTCCCAAAGAATCTGCCGAAACACTCTTTTCTGATCCAAAAGAATATGCAGAAATTCCTGTCATATTTTTAGGAACAGCTCTAGATCCACTAGAAAGATTTCCAGCAACATTTGCTGAAGAATCAACTCTTAAATTTCCTGCATTAATATCTAAAATTTCTTCTGGATCATCTAATGCAGTATAAAGAATTGGTCTCGTAAATCCATTGATACCAGTATCAGGGATCTCTATAAATTCTTCTGGCTCTAAAAAATCATTATCATTTACAAATGTATCAGACACAATCAAACCTCCTCTTTAACGTCATAATGATATCCAGAAATTGAATATTCTGAATTGTCTCCAGGATAATCTGCAGGAGTTTCTCCCTGATATTCTGGAATTAGTTTTTCTCCATCTATTCTTTCTGCAATAATATGATAGAAACAATCAATAGGCATTCCACTTTTTGCTTGCAGATAAACTTTATTTTCGTCCCATCTTTTGATAATGACATCTTGATGAGCACCAATTGGTTGCAAAGTGACTACAATTGATTCAATATCTACAAAGTCTTTCCAATAAGATGGAAGATTGATTTCTGTTTTATTTTTAACTCTTCCTTTGATATAAACATCATTTGAAGGTCCTTCAATGCAAGTATGCCTTAGTCTCCATCCTTCTCTTGATGGGTGAGGTATATCAAAGTTCTTCTTCTTGGAAAGAATATGTTTTCCGCACTGAGATTTTACATTAGACTGTGAGGTGATGTTTGCTCTTGCAAGAACACTAGAACTCACGAACAAATTTGCTTTAATAGCAGTATTTCCAATCACATACAATGATGGTTTTGTGGGGGTAACTCCACATATAGTTCCAATAACTGCGGGAGTAGGAGAATCGTTATTCTTTAATGGATTTACCATTAAAGTTGCAGATATTCCCAAATTAGATTTATCATCTCCAACTATTGTGGGTCCTTGAAGATATGCAGCACCATGAATTGATGCAGGACCTCTACCTAAAGGTTCTGGTGCAGCAGGATCTTTTGTTACGTGGAGTTGACCATGCACCAACTCAAAATCACTAGAACTTGACATATATTACAATGGAAATGGGTTTGATAATTGTGTTAAATTGCTTAAAATATCCAAAGTTGGTTGTTTAGCAGCACTCATAGAAGTCATTTTTTGAATGCTACCACCATAAATCTTCATAATATTTATTGCACTCTGAAGCATCTCTCCATCAGTGTATATACTGATGGATTCATTTGCGTTAGCAGTAAATCTTTTAGTTTCAATATTTACACTCTCATTTGAAATGAGGTTAATAACTCCTTTTGTTGGATCAGGTCCACGAGCAATCAAGTCTATATTTTCTGCTTCTAATCTCAGTCTACCTTTAGTCTGAATTAAAATATCACTACGATCCGCATTAAACCACATTCCAATTTGATCCTTTGGAATATCATCACCACATTTAACTTGATAACGACCTCTGCATCTAGAAGTGATCCATCTTTTTCTTGGTTCAGTTTGATCAATTGAAATATATTCAAGAGACTCTTGACCTTGAAGAAATATGGATGATCTTACTTGATCATTATGTATTTGGCCAAAACAAATTTGGCCATCCATTGTTCCTTTTCTTACGGATTTATGATTTCTAGATTTAGTCATCGTGGTACTCTATCAAATTCTACTTTTGGTGGTATTCTTCCTACACAATCAACAACTGAAATTAACTGAGTTCCTGCAGGAATTGTTTGCAACTGTTCTTCTGGAATATTTGCTATAGGAGTTACTTTAAGAATAGGAATTAATTTTACATTATATCCTCTTGGAGAATTGACTCTAATTTCTGGTAAATCAACAAATCCAATTCCAGGACTTACAACTTTAACTTGTATTATTTCACCTCTATCATTTATTACAGGTTCTAATATAGATCCTTTATTTGTTCCATCTTCAGTTACTACTTCTAATGTATCACCAATTTCATATCCAAATCCAGGATCAACAACATACACTTCTTCAATTTCTGTTATCACTGGATATGATGGTATTGTCACATCTGGAGATGATTGAGGTTGTGGAGGTACAAAAATATCATCTGGAGGTAATTCCACATTATTAACATTTCCTCCTGGAGGAACATAATATCTATTATCATTTGTTACTACATATCCTTCATTAACATCTTTCCATATTCTTCCATTTCCACCCAATGCTCCATTAGGAGCAGAAAGATATCCATCGCCGGGAGCAGTAATAATTATATTCTTAACTTCATAACCACCCTTACCATTTCCATTAGATTCGGTTGTAGTTCCAGAGGCGCCACCAGCACCAGCAACTCCACCAGCAACTCCAATTACGGCAACATTAGATGCAGAAGTTCCATATTCTTGAATTTGAGACAATAAACTTCCACCAGATCCATAACCACAT